TCACGCCGGACACAGCAACGTGTAGATCCACTGCGTCCCAGCGACCGGTCCAGTGACCACGATCAGGCAGCTCTCAGGAACGCGCGGTCCGGCGTCGTAGCGGAACGACAGTTCGCCCGTTCCGGATACGACGTCGCCCGTGGTCGCCACCAGGACGCCGGCGTGGAAGCAGTCGAGGCGATCAGGCGCGCCGAACATCTGGAACAGGATGCGGACGATGCCGGATTCGCTCCCGAGCGCATGCCGCGTCCGCGTCACGCCCTGGCCACCGCTGGCGGTGGCGGCGCCGCAGGGTTCCGGCGGACGGACGTCGAGGTCGCAGTCGGCGCATGCGGTGACGCGCAGCGGTGGGCAGCGAATCGGCCGTACGGCGGGGCGCGTGGTCGGCTCGGGACAGCGCATCACCACGCTCCGATCGGGCAGCGTGAGAAGCGGCGCGCGGGTTGGCCCAGCCCGGCGCAAGAGCACCCGGCCACGGTGCAGCGCTGGCCAACGTGGTGGCGGCACGCGGAGCAGAGCGCCTGGCGCTGGTCGCGCAGGTCGGGCGGTGCAGTCAGCGGCTCAGCCCAGATCGACCGCGGTGCGATCGTGCCGCGGCCTGCGGGCTCACACCGGTTCCCCGTCCATGCCAGCGTCAATCGTCCGATCCCAGCCTCGATCACCAGTTCCGTCGCCGCGCCGCATGCCAGGTCGAGATCTCGACACAACTCGGCAACGTGCCGGCCCTGGTACGCGCGCACGGCGCAGTCTGCGAGGTAAGGCGCATCGATGCCCTTGGCGGCGACGATGGCAGCGCAGGCGGGCAGCCGCGCGAGCTGCTCAGCGGTGAGGATCATGGGGTGAGCGTGAAGGTGGCGTCGTCGAACAGGGTCAGCGTCGCCACTGGGTTGGTCGAGCAGCGCGGCCCGGCGCCGCTGCTGGGGAAGGTCACGCGCTGGTCCGCGCACTGACCCCAGAGCGCGCGGACCGTGCGCGGGGCTGGCGCGGTGCCGTTGAGATTGACGTGGAAGATTTCGATGACCGTCGAACTGGTCCAGGCGCCATCGGCGTGCGCGCGGATGGGATCGAGGACGAACCGCGGCTGCGCCGAGGCGTCGGAGGGGATGACGTACGGGAGGCTTCCGCCGCAGTCCGCGGGGTTGCCGCTGATCGCGACTCCCAGCCAGCGCAGCGTCAGGGAGAAAGCACCCAGGCTGGTGATGACCAGCACCGGCCGGCTCAGGCAACCGTTGAAGTCGCACTGGGCGGGAAAGAGCGGCGTCGGTGGGAATGCCGTCGGGCGCAGCCAGGCGCACAGCGGCAGGCAGCCACCGCGTAGCACCGGTGTCGGGATCAGCGGCATCAGTACGGCTCCGACGCGAGCACCGCCATCTTCCGTGCCACGCCATTGTCGCAGATGTCGATCTCGCGCAGCGCGATGGTGCGGGCTGCCCCGCCCAGGCGGAGTGCGGCGTCGAGGACGACGCGGTGGCGCAGCGCACCGGCGACCGTCGCCGCGATGGTCAACACGGTCCCGGCGGCAGAGACCTCCCAGAAGTCGGTGGCGTTGAGCATGAAGCGCGTGCGTCCCGCCGGGAGCTGCCGCCACGATGCGTTGCCGGTGCCGTCGTACTCGTGGGTGACTGCGCCGCTGGCGGCAACGAACTGCACCAGGGCGCCGACCTCGCCGCCGAAACGCAGGCGCGGCACCGTACCCAGCCAACGCAGCACGCCGCGCAGGCGCAGGAGCACCTGGTCGTCGGCACCGGCCGGGATATCGATCAGCGGTCCGGGGGTCGCGACCGCGCGACCGACGACCGAGCATGGTTCGCCAGGTGCCAGGGATGCCCGCGGCAGCAGGTCGAAGCGCAAGGTGGCGCCGACACGGTGCAGCACCTGGAAGTCCTGCGCGGCTACCAGGCCATCGCCGGGTGCGGGTGTCAGCCCGGCATTGGCGAGGACGCTGAGGCCGCGAAGCGTCCCGGACCCGCCCTCTGGCGGATCGTCGTTCTGCCAGACGCCGAGCGCGCTGTTGAACACCAGCACCTGGCCGACGGTCGGCCCTTCGATCAGGACATCGCTCAAATCCTCGATGCGGTGGCTGTGCTCGGCCGCAGCGGCGCCGACATCCTCGGGCTCGTGCGTGTGATCGATGGCGGCGGCGCCCACGTCCTCGGGCTTGGCCGCTGCGGTGTCGAGCTTGGTCCAGGCGATGCCGGCGTTGGCGGCGACGTTGGCGTCAACGAGCAGCGCGAAGCCCAGGCCACCCGCCCCGAGTTGGAACACCCCATGGACGGTGGCGGCCAGGATCGGTGCCGGCGACCCGGGCCCGGCCGCGGCGCCGAGCACCGATGGGCCAGGGATCTCGGCCAAGTGATCCGGGCGTACGGCGCCGGGCGCGATCTGGTCCTCGCCGACCACGGCCTCGCCGAGACGGGCATCGGCAAGCCTGCCGGTGAGGTCGCCGCCCACGACGTGGTCGTGCGGTTCGGGCGGGAACTCGGCAGGGACGTCGGTGAGCTTGCCGTAGTCCAGCGACACGATCTTGGGATCGGTCACGGCGCCGTCCGCGATCACGCGCTCGACCACAGCGTCGTCGGCGAGCGTCTCGGAGCCCACCTGCAGCCACCGCAGCACGCCATCGACGCGTTGCAGCGCCACGTGGTCTGCATCGGCGGCCACGGCCTCGGGTCGCCCGGACGCTCCCGTGGGATTGGCGAGCACCGACGTCGGCGGTAGTTCGGGCAGGTCTCCGGCCACCAGGTCGCGGAAGGTGGGCTCGGCATCGTCGCCGTCCGCTGGACCGACGAGCACCTGGTGCGCAGGCACCGGTTCGATGTGGACCACCGATGTCGGCGTCCAGCGCTCGTCGGCCGCGTCCCAGGCTGGCACCTGGCCATCCTCCGGCTCGGTCGAGAGATCGACATCGGTGAGATCGGCGAAGCGTGTGGCCGCGGCACCGCCGCCGGGATTGACGACGCAGAGCCGCCGCTCGCTGTGGTGCAAGACCAGACGCGCCACCGTCGCGGTCGGCTTCACCGGGGTCAGGCCACCCAGGATGGTGGCATCCAGCCAGTAGTCGGTGTGCGGCAGCAGGCCGTCGACGCAGCACAGCCCCCAGAGCACGACGAAGACGGTGTCGTCATCGGCGATGCGGCCGATGACGCCGAGGGCGTCGATGTCGGCGACCGTCGCACCGTTGGCGAGTTCCCAAGCCGTGCCGGTCCAGCGCACGACGTCACCGAGTTGGAAGCCATGGGCGGTCTGACGCGCCTCGATGACCAGGTTGGCGTCGCCTCCGGCCGCGGCGGCCACGGCCGGCAGAAGCACCACGGCGTGACGGATGCCGGTGCCCGGCTCCTTCCAGAGCATGCGCGCGCCAGCATCAGGGCTGCTGACCAGGGCGTCGACCCGGTCGGTGGCGATGGTTGCGAAGGCATCCGCCTCGTCGCCGACGTCGACCCGCGCCGGCGTCACGCCGATGGCCATGGCGCGGCCGAGCGCGCTCGCGGCGATCGGCTCCTGCAGCACGACGAAGCGCTCGGCGTGCTTGTCCTGGTCGGGCGGGATGACGCTGAACGCCAGACGCTGGGCGAAGGCCTGCGGGTTCTCGCTGGGCAGGATCAGCGGCACAGCGAGCCCGAGCACGGCGAAACGGTCCTGGTCGGCGCCAGAGTCGTTGCGCACCAGAAGGACACCCGCCGTCGTACTCGCCGAACCCGGCGGCGCCAACGCGTTGATCTGACCGGCCTGGACCGCCTGCGCCGCATCGATGAAGGCGTTGAACGCCTCGGCGGTGATGCGCAGCGGATCGCCGGGGCTGACCTTGCGCAGCGTCACGACCCGATCCCCAGCGCCGCGAAGCCCGCGGACGGATACACCTCCTCGACGTAGACCGCGATCGGCCGCTTGATCAGCGTCTTCACCGTGGCGTCGACGTCGTCGCCGTACTGCACCCAGAGATAGTCCCAGCCGCGTTTGCTGATCGGGCCGATGTCGCCGACCTGAAGGTCCAAGCGGTTGGGCTGCCCGGCGAACTTGTAGGTGATCTCCCAGCGCTCGGCGCCGCGCTTCGATCCCGAGGCGCCAAGGAAGAGGCACTCGCCGGGCTGGAAGCCACGGAAGAACGCGCTGTTGACCGCGCCGGTCAGCGCGAAGAGCACGCCCTGATAGCCGGCAGTGACCACGGCGTCCGGAATGAAATGGGTCTCGGCGAGGTTGAACACCGGCACGGTGATGTCGACGCCGGCGACGTTCTGCCCGTCGAAGCCGATGGCGCCGCCCAGCGCGGCCGACGCCGACGGCCCGAAGCGGCCGACGCTGCGCCGGGACTGCGTGATGTGCTGGGTTCCACCGGCGGTGTCGAAGGACACCACCGGCTCGGGCCGGTCCTGCTCCTGCGGCTCGGGGGCTTCGAAGGTGGCGACCACCTTCCAGGTCGTGGCGTTGATGCGCTCGTCCAGGGTGATGGAGCGGCGGAGCAGGCCGAGGTGGAACACCGGGATGGCACTCAGCGCCGCGGCGCGCACATCGATCTCGGAGGCGGCGTCGAGCACGACGTAGCTGATCTCGGCCTTGGGCTTGTCGCCCAGGGTCTCGGTGCGGCCGGCGAACAGCTCCTGGACGATGGCGGCCATCAGCCGAACTCCGCGCCGCCGTCCTCGACGGCGCGCAGCAGGCGGAGGGTGTTCTTGGCCGTCTCCTCCGCCGCCTTGGCGGTGCGCTCCCCGGCCGTGTCGCCGACGCCGAGCTGACCGACCGCGGTGGCGCCGAAGGTGCCGGACACGTCGAGCTTGGCCGCCTCGGCGGTGAGCGTCTCGGGCACGCGGTCGAGGCTGGCCTGCAGAGCATCGAAGTCGGGAAGGGTCGGCGCGTCCGGTGCCACGCCGGCGTCGGCGGCGCGGCGGTTGGTTGCCGCACGCGACGCGCCCGCCGCTGCGACCGCGGCGTCGAGCTCGGCGCGCGCCTGGCCGACGCCAGCCTCGCGGTCGGCTTGCTTCGCCGCGAGATCATCGCCGATACCGGCGAGCACGGCCTCACGGTCGGTGGCGATGTCGGCTGAGGCCTGGGTCCGCTCCTGCTGGCGGCGTGCGGCGCCGGCGTCGATCTCCTGATTGCGTCGCTGGGTGTCCTGATCGATCGCCGCGCCCAAGCCGGCGTCGGCGAGGCCGAGCATCTCGAGCAGGCCCGCGAACTTCCCCGCCATCGCAGCGACGGCGGTGTTCCAGGCCTTGACGATGAGGCCGGTGACGAGGTCCCACGCGTCGCCGATGGCGTTCACCACGCCCTGGAAGGTCCCCAGGATACCGAACCAGGCCTCGGCGAAGACCGTGGCGAAGCCGGCCACCGTGCTGTCCCAGAGGTCGGCGAGGAACGCCGTCCCGCGCTGCCATTCCAGCTTCAGCGCCGCCCACACCACCTGCGTCGCAGCGGTGAGATCGCCGGCCAGGAGCGCGTCGGCGATGCCGGTCCAGGCGGCGGAGGCATCGTCGCGCAGCCCGGCGAAGCGCTCCCCCAGCCAGCCCAGCGCCTGCCCGCCGGCCTGGGTCTGCGTCAGCACCACGGCGCCGAGCGCCACCACTCCGCCGATGATGGCGCCGATGGGCGTCAGCAGCGCGCCGAGCACGGCGCCGACGACGCCGAGCACGCTGCCGACGGCGCTGGCGATGGTCGCCAAGCCGCCGAGGGCCGTAGCGAGGACGGTGGCCGCCAGGCCGAGCGCGACCAGCGACCCGCCGATCAGCACTGCCCCGGCGCCGACCTTGAGGATGGTCACCACCAGACCCTGGTTGCGCGCGACCCAGTCGTGCACGCCGACCAGGACGCTGGTCACGCGGTTCGCGAGATCGGTGAGCACCGGCGCCAACGCCCCGCCGACGGCGTTGACGACTCCGCCCAGGCTGGCGGCGACGCGGTCGAAGGCGTCGGCCAGGCCGGCCGCGTCCTTGGCCTGCCGGGTCGAGAGCGTGACCCCGAGCGCGCGTGCCTGCGCGCGGAGCTGGTCGAGATCGTCGATCATCGGCAGCAGCTGCGTGCCCGAACGGCCGAGCACGGACATCGCCGCCGCGGCGCGGCTGGTGGGGTTCTCGATGCGGCGCAGCGCCTGGGCCACCGCGTCGAACTGCTGCTCTGGGCTCAGGTGCTGGAGGTCTGCGGCGGACAGACCCAACCGGGCGAGGGCGGCGGCGGCCGAATCGCTGCCAGCCGCCGCCGCGACGATGGTGCGCTGGAGCGTGCGCACGCCCTTCTCGACGTCCGCGAGTCCGGCGCCCGAGAGCCGGGCGGCAAAGCCCAGTTCCGACAACGCCTCGACCGAGACGCCGGTACGCCCGGCCAACTCGTCGAGATCGTCCCCGGTCTGGGCGAAGGACCGCGCCGCTGCCAGCAGCGGGGCGACGATCCCCGCCCCCAGCGCGGCGAAGCCCGCGCCCAGGCCGCGGACGAACCCGCCGAAGGCGGCGAGCTTCCGCTGCGCCTGGCGCAGGCCGCGCACGAGCCGGCGATCGTCGGCGAACAGCTCGACGAACGCCTGGCCCGCCCGGATGCCGCCGGCGCCTGGCATCAGACCGGCTTCGGCCCGGCCGGCGGCGCCGACGCGGTGGCGTGGCCCGCCCGCGGCTCCTCCGGCCGACGCATCTGCTCACGCTTCTTGAGCGCGAGGTAGCCGGTCGTCGCCGCGGTCAGGGCCGCGCCGGCGCCGCCGATGATGGTGCCCCACGGCGTGCCGGCACCAACCGCGCCCAGGCTGGTGGCGCCCTGGCCGGCGGCAGCGGCGAGCGCGGCGAGATCGGGTAGCTCGCGGATCTTCTCGGCGCTCTCGCTGCCGACGCGGTGGATGGTGGCGATCAGCGGTGCCGTCTTGATTCCCTCCAGCGTGGCCACCGGCACCTGGGCCTGGACGGTGATTTCTTCGCTGCGGGTGGTCTCGCTGCGGGTGAGGAAGGTGCAGCCGGCGAACATGGCGCCGGTGGCGAACGCCAGGGTGGCGGCGATCAGGAGGAGGAACGGTCGCATCGGTGGAACTCCGGGGGCAGGCGCCGCTCGACGAAGACGGTCTTCAAGACCGACAGATCGGCGAGCGGCGGTGGGGGGTCCGTGCGGTGCGGCGTGGGATGGAAGTCGGCCGGCGTGAACGGCCGGCGTCGACGGGGATCGCGGTGGACGTTGGCGAGCAGGGCCAGGAGCGCGGCGGTGTGGTTCCAGCGGTCGGTGCTCGTGGCCTCGGCCATCGCCACCAGCTCACGCAGGCTCAGTGGTCCGGGATCGACGCCGACCACGCCGGCGAGGCGCCAGACGAGACGCCAGGCGGTGGCTGGTCCGTGCATGGCGGGCTCACCCGCGCCACCGCGGCGGCCACCGCCTGCTCCAGCGCCGGACTGTCCAGGCGGTCCTGGGCGGCCTGGATCGCCGCCCGCTGCCACGACGTGAGCTTGGCCAGCGCCGTGGCCAGCAGGCGGCGGCGCGGGTTCGGGAAAAAATCGACCAGGCCCTCCAGGAGCGCGGTGGTCGCGTCGGCGATTGAATCGCCGGCGAGGGCGCAGCCGAAGTCGGTATCGGTGACGCCGAGCGCATCGGCCTCGGGCTTCACCACGGCGAAGAGCACGTCGGCAAGCAGCACGGGATCGCCGGCGAGGCGCTCCAGCAGGTCGCCGCCGACGGCGGCCATGAGGTCGACCCCGGCGAGGGCGCGCACGCGCTTGAGCGTTGCCACGGTCAGGTCGACGGCCCAGCGGCGGTTGGCGGTGTCGGTGAAGACGTGCATGGTCAGATCTCCACTGGCGTGACGACGCCGGGCGCAGTGACGCGGACCCACTGAGGGGGCAGCGCGGAGAACGTCGGCTTGAGCGTGAGGTCCACGGACAGCGCCTCCTCCAGGGGCTCCTTGCGGGAGAACGACATCACGCTCATGTCCGCCATGAGGCCCTCGGAGCCGATGCGTTCGATTCCACCATCGAGCGCGAGGATGCCGATGGGTCGGCCGGCGAGGAATGCGTTGCGCACCGCCGCGAAGCCGGGATCGCCGTCCGGCACCCACAGCAGTTCGCCCTCGATCGACGCGTCGCGCAGCGTGGACGCCGTCAGCCGCCAGCCCTGGGCACCGCGCGTGGTGACATCGGCCTCGCCGGTCTCGAGGTTGAGCGTCAGGTCCTTCAGATTGGTCAGCGGCGTCCACGGACCGGGGTCGGCGACTCCCGCGACTTTGAAGAGGGTGACGGCCTGCAAGCCGAGGCGGATCGCCATGGTGACCTTTCGGTGGACGCGGGTGTCGGAGGCGGATCAGCGGATGGCGCTGCGCCACAGCGGCGGCAGCCGCTGCAGTTCCTGGTTGAAAGCAGGCACCATAAACGGACGGGGACGCACCCTCGTCACCCTCGTGCCGTTGCCATCGCGTCGGATTACCACGCCGCCGTACTCGAGCACGCGCGGCGCATCGCCCGCCTTCTGATTCAGCCGCGCAGGGCCAACCACAACGCTTCGGCGAGAACCGTCCCACGCAAAGTAGAGGTGAGTCCGCAGCAACCCGGTGTGCGCGTACGGCGGCGAGCCCGGCGGTGCGGTGCCATCGCTCCGGCGCATCGATGTGCGCGCGCGCTGGCGCACGAAGGCGCCGAAGCGCGAGAGCACCCGGCGCTCGGCCGCACTCGTGGCCGCAATCACCCGGCTGCGATCGAAGAAGCCGGACTGCGCCTGACGGATGGTGAGCCCGATCACGACGCCTCCCAGGTGCGGTAGGTCAGCGTGAGCACCGAGGTGAACTGACGGAACTCGTTGAGGTGCTCGGCGGCGATCAGCGGCGCATGCTCCGACTTCACCCAGCGCGCTTCCGGCGCTGCCACCAGCAGGTGGTTGGCGAGGTGATCCGCGATGGCCTCGACCAGTTCCAGCAGCGGATCGATGGCGGCGGACTCGTCGGACGCGAGACGCTCCTGTACCGCCACATCGATGCGGTGGTCGAGCTGGAGCCAGCCACGCGCCGCCGGCTCCAGCGTCCGCCCGGCGACCAGCACGGTGACGCGGCAGGTGTCGAACTCGCCCAACTCGTGGTGCGGCAGGTAGGCACGCACGGCGGTGAAGGCGCGCGGGAAGGCGTGCGCGCCGAGGTCGTCGGCGACCGCCTGCGCGATGCGCGCCGACAGCGCGGTGAAGACGCCGCCGGCACGGGCGCGTCGCGGCGGGATCATCAGGTCGATCTCATTCGCGCGCTCGTTCATGTCGGCTCCGGGATCAGTTCCGTGGACAGGTGCTTGGTGTGGATGCGCAACACCGTGCGCTCGGGATCGGCCCACGCCCAGTGCGGCTCGTGGCCGGGCGCGAGCACCTCGGCGGTGTGGCGCCGGCTGGCGGTCTCCTCGATGATCTGGTCCCCGCGCAGCGGCAGGCCAAGGCTGCGGAGATCCGCGAGGGCGATCAGGTAGTCGCGCGCCTCGACGCGCTCCACCGTCCCGCCGCCGAGGTCGAGCCGGAAGACGGTCCGCCCCACTGTCGCCGGCACGATCACCGACCGCGCGCCGCGCCGGTAGCGCACGTCGCGGCTGAGGAAGCGCCGCCGCTGACGTTCCAGGAAGCGCGAGCCTAGGGCGAGCAGGTCGGTCATGCTCAGCCCGGATGGTTGAGGGCGACGCGGACGGTGGCGGCCTCGGCCTGGGCGGTGGCGACCGACGCGCCGAGCGGCCGGTTCGCCCCGCCGGCGGCGTCGGCCACCGCGCGCTGGGCAGCGGCGTCCCAGAACAGCCGCGTGCCCATGGGCAGCGCGGCGCCCGGCACGCGCGGCACGTCGTAGAGGCCGCGCAGGGCCAGGGCGCCGAGGACGCGCGCCGGGATGGCGCGCTGGGCGACGCCGACCAGGGCGCCGACCACGACCACCGCGCCGAGGGGCGCGTCGACATCGGGCGTGAAGGGGATGACGCAGTCATCGGCGACGAGGGCGGCGATGGGAGGCATGGGACTCCGTTCGGGCATGGGCGGGACGGACGACGGCGCGGCGCAGCGGATCGCGAGGCGATGGGCTACGGCGATGGCGACGGCGCGGCGGCCGGGCCATCCGCCTTCACCCCGCCACGGTGCTCCTGCAGCGCGATGCCGAAATCGTGCACGCCGCGCATCTGGATGCCCAGCGTGCTGAAGTCGGCCTCGGTGGAGTCGATCGTCGGGCTTTCGTTCCCGTACAGGAACACGGTCTCGATCACCGGCAGATCAGCCGGGTTGGCCAGCAGGTACCAGGCGCTGCGCGAGCTGCCGGCCACGCCGGGGCTGGAGAGGTAGGCGCTGCTCTCGACCCGGAAGCGGCCCTGGTGCGGATTGGCGGTTGGGAACACCTGGCCAGCGATGGTCTGTCGCAGCTCGGTCGAGGTGAACAGCGCGCGCGCCAGGGCGGCCAGCGCCGGCGGCACCAGCAGCACCGCGGGCTGGATGCCGAGCGGGTTCTTCTTGGGATCGGTCTGCTCGGCGAAGGCGACCTCGGCCGCGGTCAGGCCGTCGATGCCCAGCGCGCTGGCGACACCAGTGAGGTGGTTGCCGCGCTCGGGCGTGAAGAAGGCGGCGTTGGCGAGGAAGGTCGCCCAGAACTTCTCGTTGACGGTCAGTGCCGCGCTGCGGCCCAGATCGGTGGGGACCTGGGAGATCGCCCCGAGGTCGTCATTGATGAGGTCGCGGCGGTCGATGCTCAGCAGCAAGGCATGGGTGTCGGCCTGGTTCTCGTAGGCCAGTTCGCCCAAGTTGCCGTGCTGGATGGTCCCGCCGGGCGGGACGGTCTGGTAGCGGTTGCCGCCGATCAGGCGGTAGCTGGTCACCTTCTTGAAGTCGGTCACCGGGCGCACCGCGCTGATCGCCCGCCAGGTGCGCTCCACCGACAGGAAGCCGGCGAGCAGGAACTTATTGGCGACGTTGCTGAGGATGCCGCCGAGGTCGATCGGCGAGAGGCCACCGGAGGCACGCACGTCGACGCCGAAGGCGGCGCGCAGCACGCTGCGGTTGTCGCGGAAGAAGCGCCCGGTGTAGCCATTGGCCCAGGCCGCTTCGAGCAGCAGCTCCTGCAGGCTGATGCCGCCGCGGAAGCGCCGCTGGGCGGCGTCCAGCGCGGGAGCTTCGCAGACGCGCTCGGCGCCGGGCAGGCCGCCGCTGAGCAGGCAGGCGGCCTCCAGCACCGCCGGCGTCGGAGCGCGGTCGTGGACGTGGATGGCCGGCGCCTGCGGGCGATCGGCGCGCAAGACCTCCAGTTCGGCGCGATGGGCGGTCCAGCCGTCGCGGATGGCCTGGGCCTCGATGGCCGCATGGCCATCGCAGCAGCGGCGCACCGCCGCGATGCGCTCGGTCTCGGCGACGGCGGCGGCGCGCAGTTCGGCGACGGTTGGCAGGACCGGCGCCGTGGGCGCGGTCGCGGTCGCCGCGGCGACGACCGCCGGGGTGCTGAGTGGCGCCGACGCGGTCGTCAGCTCGGTGGCGGAAACGGGAGCGGCGGGGGTGGTCACGCGGGCATCTCCGGCCGCTGGTGCGGCGCTGGGGGCGGAAGGATCGGCGGGAGCGGAAGCGGAAGGCGGCGTGCTGCGGGCGATAGCGACCAGGGCGGAGGTGTTCCCGTCAGCGCCGAGATCCACGAAGCTGATCTCGCCCAGCGTGGAGCGGCGCACGACGTTCACCGGGCCGGAGTGCAGGGCGCCGTTGACATGCACGGTCTGCCCCTCGCGGACGAACTCGTGCTCCTCGACGGCGGCGCCGATGGAGGCCTGCCAGGGGAAGCCGTTGCGGCTGGAGGCGACCACCTCGCGCGCGGCGGCGGTATCGCGCGAGACCACCCCGCTGGCGATCAGGCGGCCGTCCTCGACCGCGATGCGGTCGGTGTGGCCGACGCCCAGCGCGGCATCGTGGCCGAGGCGGATGGGCCGGTGCTGCGACGGCAGCCGCAGTCCAGTCAGGTCGACGATCACCGGATGCCGCCAGCCACCCAGGCGCATCGGCCCGCCGGTGTAGGCGACCAGAGCGAAGCGCGGCAGCGCGGTCCGGCCGGTGGCTGGTGCGGCATCCGCCTCGATCCAGGTCGGCGCGCAGGCGAAGGCCAGGACGGCGGTCTCCGGCGCGGCGGGCTGCGCCGATGGCGCAGCAGCGAGATCAGACGGGCACGGCATCGCCGTCCTCCTCGGAACCATCGGTGGCGGGACCATCGGGTGCATCGCGCGGCGGTGGATCGCCGCGTCCAGGCGTGCTGGGCTGCGCCCGGCCGGGCGACGTCGGTTCGGTGGCCTCCAATCCGAGGTCGCGCATCAAGGCGCGTTCGCGCGCCCGCTGCCGCAGCTGCTCATCCCAGTCCTGACCTTTTCGCGCGTACTCGTCAGCGAGGGTGGTGGTGTTGCTGGCCAGGCGCTGGGCCTGGGCGGCGGCCTCCTTCAGCGGGTCGACGTGCTCCTGGCCATCCCAGAACCACTGGTGCGACCAGTCCGTCGCCGCCGTGCGCAGCCGCTGGGGGAGGAACCCTTCGATCAGGATCGCCTCGCGCACCCAGGCCGCGAAGAGCGGGTCGAGCAGCCGGGCGGCGCAGCGCGCCTGGTCGACGCGGATGGCCTTGTGGTAGACCTGATGGTCGAGCCGGCCGGAGGCGTAGTTGTAGCCGCTCGAGTTACCCGCCGCGATGTTGTAGGGGAGGTTCAGGCAGCGGGCGATCTCGTTGAGGACCTCGCGTTTGAACTCGGCGTAGGTGGTGGCGGGCTGCTCGGCGTGGACCTGGCCCATCTTCCAGCCGCTGGGCAGAGTCAGCATCGCGCGAGCGGCGAGATCGACGGTGTCCATCGGCTCGACGGCGTCGGCCTCGCCGTTGGCCGGCGCGTCGGTGTAAAGCACCCCAGCGAAGTCGGCGGCAGTCTCCGCCGCGGCGAGCACGGCCAGGGTGTAGCGGCGCAGTTGCGCGAAGAGCGGCAGCGCCGGGGTCAGCTCGGGCACACCGCGGCGCTGGCCCGGCCGGTCGGCGCGGAAGCAGTGCAGCATCGACGCGGCCGGCACGGTGGTGGAGTCGAGCAGGAACCGCGTGGTGCCCTGGGCGCCGGGATGGTCCTTGAGGACGTGGTACTCGATCGGGTTGCCCGCCACGTCGAAGACGATGCCGTCGATAGCGCTGCGCTCCGGGCCGGTCGGAAGGAAGCCGGGGGTCGCGACCTGGTCGGCCTCGATCGGGCGGACGTCGAGCTTCACGCGCGTGTTCAGCCCGGGGTTCGAGGTCAGCAGCGCGAACGCCTCGCCGTCCTCGGCCTGGGCGACGCGCAGCGTGCGGAGCTTCTCGGCGAGATCACAACCGCGCGCCCAGTCCGCAAAGGCGCGCTCGACCAGCCGCGCGTCGTCGCCGGCGATACCGGTCACCTGGAGGCGCGGCCCGGTGCCGACGCAGTCGTTGGCGATGGTCAGCACCATGCCGCGCGCGTAGGCGTTGTTGCAGACCTCGTAGCGGGAGCGGTTGCGCAGGATGCGCCGCACCCAGGGCGATGCCGCGGCGTCGGCGGAGAGGCCATCCGCCAGCGACCAATGCTTGCGGTTCTCGTCGGTGGTCTGCGCTGCGTCGTAGGCGGCGCGCACGCGGACGCGCCCCGGAGCGAACCGATGCCGGCGCCCACCGGGGACGGCGGCGTTGCTGCGACCGATGGCCCGCAGGCCCTCGATGATGCGGCCGAGCACGCTCATGCCGTCCCCGGCGGGACCAGCTTGGTGAGGGAGACGCCCTTGCCGCGCCGGCGCGCGGCCTTCTTCGCCGCGAGGTACTTGTCGGCGGCGATCTGGTCGGGGAGCGGGTGCTGTTCGACCGATCCGGTGTCGCCGGTGGCCTGCTTGGGGCCGGCGGCGTTGTCGGCGATAGCCTGGTCCAGGGCGTCGGGCGCAGGGACGGGCGTCGGCGCGGCCGGCGGGGTGGGATCAGGAGTGGCGGGGTCGGTCGGCATCGTCATCCCGTGATCGCGATGGGGCGCCGAGCGATGGCGCTGATGAAATCCACTCCCCTATTATGCGCAGCCGCGACCAGAACCGGTCCGGGGTGAGCGCCGCAGCGATGGCGACGTGGGAGCATGTGCCGGGACCTCACCAGTTGTTTGCCGCTGGCACCTGGGCTGCCGGAGGTTCCGGCGTCGTGGCGCGCGGTCGCTCCTCCGGTGATGCGCAGGAGCGCACCGTGGCGGTACGGGAATCTTTGTTGCGTCGCCACCCAGGTGGCATCCCGAGGTGCCTGCGTACGGTGAGCCCTTCAGAGATCATGTCCTCAACCGCGCCAGCAGCCCCCGCCACCGCCATCCCTCGTCAGCGTGGGCCCCGCTGGAGCGTCAAGCACCTGCGGCTGCTCGGCACCATGCCCGACGGCGTGCTCGCCGGGATGATCGAGGTGCACGAGAGCAGCGTCGCCGTCATGCGGAAGCGGCGGGGCATCGCCCCGTATCGGCCGTTCCGCCCGATGGTGCGCTGGACGTCAGCGATGGACGCGCTGCTCGGCACTGAGACCGACCGTGCCGTCGCCGAGCAACTCGGCATCTCCATCTCATCGGTCTGCGACCGGCGACGCGGACGCGGTATCCCCGCGTTCATGCGGCCGACCCAGCGACTGGTGACGTGGACTCGTGCTGATCTGGCCAAACTCGGGCGCGCGACCGACACGGCGCTGGCGCGCGATCTTGGGCTACGTATCGCCATCGTGCGCGGAAAGCGTCAGAGTCTGGGCATCCCACCCGTCACCGGTTACCGGGAGATGGTGTGGGCGCCGGAGCGGGAAGCGCTCCTCGGTACGGTTCCCGACCGGGTGCTGGCGCTGCGCTGGCGCCACAGCGAGGCGAGCATCCGCAGGCGCCGGGAGCAACTCGGCATCGCTCCGCTGATCGTCTGCGCCCCGATTCGTTGGCCGCGTCGCCTCCTGGACGCCTTGGGGCGTGTGCCGGACATCGTGCTGCACCGCCGCTTCGGCGTCGCGCGTCCCACGCTCCAGGCCAAGCGCCGCGCCCTTGGCATCGCGGCCTACCAAAACCCGCGGCGGCATCGCTGGACCGCCGCGCACCTGCGGCTGCTCGGTCGGCTCAGTGATCGCACCGTGGCCCGCCGCCTCGGTATCGCCACCACCCAGGTGTGTCGCAAACGGACCGCGCTGAGCATCGCGCCCCTGGCTCAGGCGACGCGGTGGACGAAGACGATGCTCGCCCACCTCGGAACTGCCGACGATGGCGTGATCGCACGGCAGCTCGGCATGAGCCGCTCGGCCGTCAGCCGTAAACGCGGCGCGCTGGGCATCGCTGCCTCTGGAACCACGGTCTGGACGTCGGCGATGATCGCGCTGCTGGGCACGGCCTCCGATAGCGTCATCGGCGCGCGGCTGGGACTTCATCCCAAGCTCGTCGGCCGCCATCGCCGGGCGCGCGGCATCCCCGCATTCGCGGAATGATCGCGGCCGTTATCGCCGACGAGGCATTGCCGAGCGGTCTGCTTCGGATCGGGCTTGCAGATCAACGATGCGACGTCGCCCCCGCGTTCGCTGGCGGGCGCACCAGGCGGGCTCGCCGCAGGTCCGAGAGCGTGACCCTGCCGGCTTTGCGCGTCGCAACCACGCCCATCCCCGCCAGCACCACGCCCTGCATCGACGCCGCCACCGCGCAGCCGACGACGCAATCAAACCAATGGTTGTCGAAGGCCTCCGGTCGCAACCGCCACTCGTCGACCTCCCGGCCGCGGCCGGACGTGCGCACCCGGTACTCGGCGACCAGGTGCTCGGCGAACAGGCGATGACGCACGGCGTCCCGTCCGTGCAGCGACAGGCAACCGGGGTCGCCCATCGCCACGGCCAAGCGCGCGTAGACGAACGACTTCCAGGCGTTGGCGTCGTAGAGCAGGTGGCGCACCGCGCGGGCGCCGGTCACGGCCGGGATGCGCCAGTCGGGCCCGACGCGCTCGCCGGGTTTGCGGCGGTGGTCGGCGAAGGGCAGTGAGGCGGCGCCGACGAAGCGGCCATGGCTGGGCATGAGCACCGCGGCGTGCACCGATTGCCGGCAGACTTGGTAGACGACATCCGTCGACTGGCCCCAGTTGGCGTCGATGAGCAGCCGCTCGATGGCGAGTTCGGCGCCGTCGTCGCGCGTCCAGCGCCGCCGCAGGAGGTCGTCGGAGAGCCGTTCGAGGCCGGCGTAGAGCGCGCCTTCCAGGCCCGTCGACGGGAAGGTGTCATTCAGCGTGCGGCGCAGATCGCGCAGGGTGAAGTAGGGCCGCTGCTGGTCGGGGAAGGTGCCGTAGTCGAGCACGTAGCCGGTGAAGTCGTCGGCCCACGCGACCACCACGTGGAACAGCGCCTTCTGCTGCACGTCGATGAAGGCGGTGAGCCGTGTCGCCGCGGTAGGCACGGCGCCGCGCTCCAGGCCGTTGAGCTTGCTGGCGATGCGCTCGGCGGTGAGTTCGTCGGCAGCGAGGGTGACCTCGGGCAGCGGTTCGTTCTGGTACTCCGCCCAGAACGCGGCCTCGTCCTGCAGCTTGAGATTCATCGCGTGCTGGAGGGCGGAAGCCTCGTCGTGGTTGAAACGCTCGGGCCAGGCGATCGATCCGCCGGCGTCCATGGCGTCGCGGTTGGCGACGTAGAACGCCGTGGCGTCGGCCAAGCCGCGGCCGGCGCGCAGGCCATCGGCGCGCAACTGCGCGTACTCCTCCCAGCGCGCGGTGTCGCTCGGGAAGGCGTACACGAGCTTGGTGCGCTCGCCGTTCCATTCGGGGTGGAGGTCGCGGTCGAGGATGCGATCGGCCATGTCGCCGGGACGGATGACCGTGCACGGCATCACGCCGGCGATCTTTCGGCCCGGTCCGGCGAGGCCCAGGATGGCGCCGGCGAGAATCGCCTCGCGGTGCGCGCACTGGCTGGGGGAACGGGCGGACTCGTCGGTCTGCGGATCATCGAGCACCACCAGCGACGGACGCACGGCGCGACCGTCCGGCCGCTTGAACTTCATCCCTCGGATCCGCCCGGTGATCCCGGCGACACGGACGATGGCGCCCGCGCCGCGTGAGCCGGCGACGATCGGCAAGACGATCTCGCGCGCGGTCCAGCCGATGTGGGTGCGCTCGCCACGGTAGAGCTGGCCATTGGCGCGGTGGGCGATGCCCTGCAGGGCGTGGATCGGGAAGCAGACCTCGGGGAAGTCGCCCAGCAGCCGCTCGTTGCCGTCGAGCTCGGTGCGCAGCGACTCCAGCATGTCGAGGGCGTGCGCTTCGTCGGAGCCGATGAGGCAGACGAAATCGCGGTGGCCGTAGATGATGGCCCACAGGCACGCGCATTCCGTGAGACTCGACTTGCCGGCTCCGCGCGGAGTCGCCATCGCGAACAGGCCGCCGTGCAGGACCGCCTCTTCGATCTTGCCGATCACCTTCCGGTGATCGGGGGACCAGGGCAGGTAGAAGAGGTCGGGGAAGTAGCTGTCGCAGAAGACGCGGAAGTCACGCTCCGCCGCTGCCTTCCGGACGGGGTCGGCCACCGGCGGCAGCTCGCCGATGTCGCGGCCGGACTCGGCGGCGAGCCGGCTGCGCTCGGCCGCGGCAGCACGGTGCGCGGCGTAGCCGCCATCGGCCGCGACGGGGTCGGCCGGGCGATGCACCTGATCGCAGAGCCAGGCGAGGTAGCGCAGGAGATCGACGCTGCGGCCGTCGCCGATGCGGAAGCCGGCGCGGGTGCGGTGGCGATGCAGCTGGCGCTCGCTGATGACCGTGCCGACTGGCGTCGAATTGAGCAGCCGCGCGAGATCCGCGGGCCGCACGTGCCGGGGATCAGCTGCCATGGTCGCTCTCCGTGCGGGCCAGCTCGCGCACCAGCCAGGCGCCATAGGATATCAGGTTGATGGTGCCATCGGCGTTGGCTGGCGCGCCGGCGGCGAGATCGGCGCGCACGGTGTCGGTGTCGAGATGACGCGCACCGGCGCGGCGCAGCAGCGCGACGACAGTGGCGATGGGCAGCGCGGTCAGGCGCGGAGCGCCGTCGGCGGGCTCGGCGGGATCAGCGGACATGGGCAGCGTTTCTGGCGGAGATGACCGGACGTGGATCGCACCCTCGTGCCGGCGCCGTGAACCATCGACCCTGGATGCGTGCCCGCCGTCCTCCCGTGACGGCGGGCGGTCTCGCGGAGGTGCGCATCGACGCGGTCGCATCGGTGGAATGATCCACCGCCGTCCGCGTGTTCCCGATGACGGCTCCATCCGCGCTCCCGATCGCCACAGGTGCGGGGCCATCACTTCGGAGCCGGCCATGCACCTGATCCCGTTCACCAACACCGACCGCGCGGCCTTCACCGGCGCCGAGGCCTTCCGCGATGGCTCCAAGCCGCTGATCGCCCACGGCACCTTCGCCAATGGCCACGGCTGGGTGCTGGTGCTCGCGGGCACGGGCGGACTGCTGCGACTGGCGAGCGACCCGCACCACCGGCGCGGCGGCTACGTGCTCAACCGGCCGTTCACCAGCGCGGCGCAGGCACGGGCCTACATCGAGCAGCATTGCCCGGATCCAGGTGAACTCTGGGATTTCCGCAGCGCCGGGTTCGAGCCCTGACCCGCGCCGCGCAGTAGCCGCGCTGCCGTGACGCACGCACCACCGGGATCCAGCAATCACCGACACACGAACCGGATCATCAGGCAGCGGCACGCTGCGCGATGCGGCTGTGAGCTCTCGAGGTGCCTGCGTAACACCGCACGCAGCACCCCAACGGAGCCAACCATGGCCGAGAACATCCCCGCCACCACCCGCGCCAACGCCCCGCCCGCCCACCGCATGATGAGACGGTTTTTCACCGCGAAACGCGACTGGATGATCGCGATGCGGCTGGGTAACACGACCCGGACCACCCCAACGGAGAGAGCCATGGCCAAGCGCCCAGCCACCCCACCCACCACCTCGACCGCCAGCACCGCGGAGATCAACGCGGTGCTCACCGCCATCGCCAAGACCCACCTCGGGCTGGAGACCCTGGAGAGCCAAGGCCACGACCGCCTCGCTGTCCAAGGCCAAGCCAGCCGGGAAATCCGCGCTGCCCTGCGCGCCGCCTTCGCGGCCGGCACGCGTGCTGCCCGCCGCCGCACGACGAGTGCGCCCGCCGCCGCACCCACGGTGATTGCCGGCGACATCATCCTCACCAGCCCGAAGCCCGCCGCCGGCTGCGGTGGTTGGGCGCAAGGCCGGGTGGGCGCCTTCCGATTCTGTGCCAAGGTCTACCCCGCGCACGCCGACCTGCCGAGCTTCGAGATCGGCCGCAGCCGCATCTCGAAGCTGGAGCTGCGCCGCCTCGACACCGGCGCGGTCGCCTACGCGTGGGACCGCGGGCTCGACCTGCCCGCCACCGATGCTGCCGCCAAGGCCGCGGTGGATCTCTTGGCCCGGTGCCTCGCCAGCCACCTCTACGGCCCCAGCGCCGACTGAACCCTCACCCGCCCGGCCAGGACAACCCTGGCCGGGCATCACCGCCCCCTGAAGGAGGCACCCATGCGCACCACCACGAAACCCAAGACCACCAAAGCGACGAAGGCCAAGGCCAAGGCCAACGCCACCGGCGCCAGCACGCGGAAGGCTCGCGTGCTCCACGTGGAACCGATCGCCTCGGCGAACGCCCCGTCGGCTGCATCCGCCGCGGCATCCGCATCCGCGCCGGCGCTCATTCCATCGCAGGCCCTGTCTGCGATCCCCGCGACCACGTCGAGCAAGGCGCGGAAGACCCGCGCTGCCAAGACCCCAGCGGTGGATGGCACCGCGCCGCCCAAGCGCCTGTCCGGCCTCGATGCCGCCGCCGAGGTCCTGCGCGCCGCGGACGAACCCCTGTCGGCCCCGCAGATCATCGAGCGGGTGCTGGCGCAGAAGTTGTGGACCACCAACGGGAAGACTCCGGCCTCCACGATCTACGCGGCGATGATCCGCGAGGAGAAGTCGCGCGGCACGCAGTCGCGGTTCAGGAAGGTCAGTCGCGGATTGTTCACCGCGGCGTGACTCTGGATCGCTGGACAAGCCCACGTTACCAGGCCCGAGGCTTGGTAACGTGGGCTTTACTATCTGATCGGGCTGCGCTGGCGCTGGCGCTGGCGATGCGCTGCGCCTGCTTGCCCGTGAACTGCTGCCAACGCTGCACCACGACGTCCGCATACCGCGGATCGATCTCCATCAGCCGTGCGCGGCGTCCGGTCTGCTCGGCCGCGATCAGCGTGGTTCCCGAGCCGCCGAACGGATCCAGCACCACGCCGCCGGCCGCGCAGGAGTTTTGCATCAGGTACACGAACAACGGCACCGGCTTCATGGTCGGGTGCTCGCCGTTGCGGCTGGGCTTGGCGAATTCCAGCACGGTGGTCTGGCAGCGATCGGAGAGCCACGTGTGGCCGGCGCCGTCCTTCCAGCCGTAGAGGCATGGCTCGTGCCGCCACTGGTAGTCCTGCCGCCCGAGCACCAGCGACGACTTCACCCACACCAGGCACTGGCGCACGGTCAGACCGCTGTCGGCGCAGGCGCCGCGGACGGTCAGTCCCTGCGAGTCGGCGTGCCAGCAGTAGAACGCGCCACCTGGCCGCAGGACCGCGACAGCGCAGCCGAGGCTTTCGACCAGGAACCGGCGGTACGACACCTCGTCCAGGTCATCGTTGGCGATGGTCATCGCCGCATCAGTGCCCCCCTCATACGCGACGTTGTAGGGCGGATCGGTGAGCAGCAGATCGGCCTGGCCGCCGTCCATCAGTCGCGCGATGTGGTCCGCCTCGGTGCTGTCGCCGCAGAGCAGGCGGTGCTCGCCCAGGATCCACAGGTCGCCGGGCTGGGACACGGTCTGCCCGGCCTCGGGCACGGACGGAACCTCATCGGGATCGGTGAGACCGGCCTTGGCGCCGGGGTCGAGCAGTCGGCTCAGCTCGTCGGGATCGAAGCCGAGCAAGCCGAGATCGAGATCGAGGTCGCTGGCCTCGATCGCCTTCAGCTCCAGGCCGAGCTTCTCCAGGTCCCAGTCGGCGAGTTCGTTGGTCTTGTTGTCCATGATCCGATAGGCCCGTGCCTGGTCGGCGGTGAGATCCTCGGCGACATGAACCGGCACGTCGGTGAGCCCGAGCGCGCGGGCAGCGAGCAGTCGGGTGTGGCCGACAACCACCACGCCCTGCGCATCAATGACGATCGGCTGACGGAAGCCGAACTGCCGGATGCTTTCGGCCACGGCGGCGACGGCGTCCTCGTTGTGGCGCGGGTTGTTGTCGTAGGGGGTGATGGAGGCGATGGGGCGGGATTCGATGCGCATGGAGGTTCCCGGCTGAGGGTGGACCGTGCAGCGAACCGTGCCGTGGAGTGCGTCGAGCGGGCGGACTCAGCCGGATCATCGGCATCCCCCTCGGGAGCGTCGAGGGCGGCGATGCGATAGCGGGGTGCCGAGGCGAACCGCGGCGATTGGGCGGATCCGTTTCTCCAACGCACCTTGGGGTGGGGCTGGCGTCGATCGCCGTCCTGCGCACCCACGTTCAAGCGCCGTGGGGCACCGGAGCGGCCGAGTCCGGCGCCCGCGCGATCCCTGGGTTGACGAGGTCGCGAAGCGCGGCCTCCAGGGCCGGATCAGGGTCCGGCCCGACGTCCACGTCCGCCGCCGAAGCTTCCGGCGCCTCCGTCGTCTGCGCCCGCCGCCAGCGGTGCGGCGCGCGCACCTCGCCCCCGTTGGCTGCGATCTCGCGCAGGCGCAGCTTCGCCACCGCGATGTGCCGCCACGCCTGGCTGGGGCTGATCCCGAGCACGGCGCCGGTCGCGCCGAGGGTGAACGCATGAGCGCGCAGGAGCAGCACCGCCCGCTGGCGCACCGTCAGCAGGTCAGCGAGCGGGTCGTCCAGGAGCGCGCGTGCCTCCGCCGCCTGGTGCCGTCGTGGCACGCGCGTGGCCAGCGGGCCGCGCAGCACCACGGTCCGCATGCGCGCGAGATTCCCCAGCCCCGCCGCTCGCAGCAGCGCCTGCACGCGCTGGCGGGAGATGCCCAGCGCCAGCGCGATTGTCCCCAAGGACGCGCCGGCCTGCCAGCGCGTCAGGAGGTCATCGAGCCGCGCCGCCGCGGTCGCCGGGGCGGGTGCAACGGCGGACGCAACGGTCCGCGCCTCGCTGGCCGCAGTCGCAGCCTCCGCAGGTCGGCCGGCTTGCGTCGCTGCCCGCTCGGGGTGCAACGGCAACGGTTTCGTGACTGGTTCGCATAGAGCCGGAATGGTCATGGGGTTACCTCCGGGAAAGTGAAAAGTCGGACAGGGGCAACGGTTAAATGGCGTCGCCTGTCGGGCCATCCCACGAATCGCTAAGGGGTTACGATTCATGGCAGCCGGTCGGACCGCTGAAATCAAGAAACAGAATCGACCTTTGCAGCTGTTCCCGGAGGCATCTTGATTTCAAAGCGACCCCGGGAGGACCCGTGCGGGTCCGTGCAAAAAACCTCTCTCCTATTATGCGCAACGGCGAGACGAAACGATCCGGCCAACTTGAGTCGACGATGTGACCACCGTGGGGTCACAGCGGTCACGGTCACAGGTCACGCCCCCTATAGGGGCGTGTGACCATGTGACCACCGGTCACGTGACCACGATGTGACCGCATGTGACCGTGTGACCGATTCGGGCTGGGGGCCGCTGTCGAGCAGGGTGGGGTGAGAACTTGGGGACACGACCCCTGGCGCGCCTGAGGGGCGAACACAGGCTCCCGGCCATGTGTGGGCGCCTGGCGCGTGACCGGACCACCGATGAGCTGGCTTGGGAGATCGATTTCGCCAAGCGCGGGGGGATCATCCACCCGGGCGCTGCTGCCCTCGGGCCGACCTGGAATGGCGCCCCCATGCAGCTGCACCCGGCGATCGTAGCCGGGGCGATGACCGTGGAGATGCGCCCGATGCGCTGGGGATGGCGGCGCGACTTCACCAAGGCGCTCTTGGTGAACGCGCTCGGCGAGGACGCCTGGGCCAAGCGCACGTGGCGCGAGGCCTTCCTGACCCGGCGCTGCCTCGTGCCAGCGACCGCCTTCTATGAATGGACCCCCAAGGCCATCACGGGGGCAGCCCTGCCATGGGCGTTCGCCCGTCGCGACCGGCGGGTCTTCGGCATCGCGGGGCTGTGGGAGCGCGTCGCTGTGGACAGTGGCGAGGAGGAGCGCTTCATCCTGCTGACCACCGTAGCCAACCAGATGGTGGGCCGGGTCCACCACCGCATGGCGGCGATCGTGGCGCCCGAGGCGGAAGAGACATGGCTGTCGCCGGCCTCGAGCGAGGCGTCGTTGCGTTCGCTGCTGGTGCCCCCACCCGTGGAGACCATGGACGCGTGGCGGGTGTCGCCGGCGGTGAATAGCGTGCGGAACAACGACCGGGGGTTGATCGAGCCGATTGTCGCGTGAGGCCTATGCGGCAAATGCACTCTTCCCCTTGCCTGAATGCTCGCGGTGGGGCAACCTCAACTCAATCAGCGCCTATGGGTTGCCAAGAGAAAGAATTTCACTGGTGACCTGACCTATTTTGCCGCCGGCATCCTTAAGCCGTTCCAGGGTTTGGTTGCGCAGTTCCACAGCGCTATTGTACCGTGCCGTCACTGTTTGCGGCGCCGCCCGTCTTGCGTGCGGCTTTAGTTGCTCTCGCAACTCCCCCGCTCGCGCTGTCAGTTCTGCCCTAAATTCCTCATTGCGGATTCTTTCGTTAGCTAGCTGTCGGCTTATGGTTGCAATCGCTCCCTCAATGGACTTTCCCGGGGTCCACTTAGCGATGTCTTCCCTGGCCCCATCCAGCTGGGTAAGTAGATGACCAGACGCGGCCTGGAGCGCATTGACCTCTTTGCTGAGATGGGCAATCCGCTCCTTCTTTGCAGCATTTATATCACCTCGCGGATAAACTATCCTTGCCATCTGCGTGTCGCCGACCGACAGCGTTGATTTTCCGCCCACCGTGACGTTCTCATGCGTGCACCGCGCTGGGATATAGTACATCATGATAGAATCTGGATCAAATGAGGTTACATACATATTTGCGGCACTAACTGGAGACAATATCTGAGTGTCCACATCACTTTTCCCCCAACCAATTTTTGAGAAGTAATCGTACAGTTCTTGCTTCCTAGAGCCTGTCCCAAACGGCCCAAATTCCAATTTGACCAGGTCTGCCGGCCAAGTCGCCTGCCCGACGGAGGTGGAGCATCGGTGCGTCAGAGCCTTGGATGGCTTTCGCGTCTGTGATTG